CTAGTTAAGGTGACGAGACACAGGTGGTGCTGCACGTTGAAAACGTGAATCGACTTACCAGTCGGGTCTCGGACAGTGAGGTAAAAATCTACTAATGTAGCAATGCCCCTTACTTGTTGGTACACATTAATCCAACCTCCCACCCCCTCTTTTATAAATACCTTATGGACAAAGAGAAACTTAAGTTAATTGTCAAGAATCTCAAACTTTTAGTCGATGCATTAGAGTCTGAGGTTTATTCTGATGTTGATGCTTACACAACGACTGAAGCACCAGCATTCTCTGCACCACTTCTAGAATATGATGAAGTTTTTGAGGATGATGATGGATAGTAAAACTAGACAATACGCATTATCTTTATTGCTAAAGACTTTCGGAAACACTCATACAAACAAAGCAATCTATGAGTGTGCAGATGAATGGTGTAGTAAACAATCGACGACTAGTGGAATAGTTCTATATTTTAAAGCGTACTACGGTAAGTATGAAAGACAAGAAGGCAGCCAAACTGATACTCAAGAGGGCAAAGAAACATCCTGAGTTATATTCTAAGGAAGAAATAAATTTCGCTAAGAACTTTAAAAAACGACTCAAATTTGAAAAGAAACAACATGAACGTGAAGTTGGTGAGCGTAACTCCAGAAGCGGAAAAGATGATGGGGTACGTGGCAAGGGTGAGCAACCCCAAGAATCAGGACAATCCAAAGGTAGCTGGATTACTAGGTTATTGCATCAAGCACGGTCATTGGTCGGTCTTTGAGCAAGCATACATGACTCTGGAGATCAGTACCACTAGAGGATTAGCAGCACAGATACTACGTCATAGATCATTTACATATCAAGAGTTCTCTCAAAGGTATGCTGATAGTAGTATGCTTGCTAAAGAGGTTCCTCTTCCAGAATTAAGAAGACAAGATGATAAGAATCGCCAGAATAGTATTGATGATTTAGATCCTCTTATGGTAGAAGATTTAAATCTTAAAATGCAGAGACATTTTGTAGATGGAATGAAATTATATAAAGAGATGTTGGATGCAGGTGTTGCAAAGGAATGTGCTAGGTTTGTACTCCCTCTTGCTACTCCTACTAAGATATACATGACTGGTTCATGTCGTTCATGGATACATTACATTAACCTACGTTCTGGACATGGTACACAGAAAGAACACATGGATATTGCGAATGAATGTAAGAGAATATTCTCTGAACAGTTCCCAGTAGTGGCAGAAGCCCTTGCTTGGGTCTAAATAACAATACATTATTAAGTTTTATGGCAACGTATCCTGTAGTTAACACAGAAACTGGTGAACAAAAAGAAGTTGTGATGAGTGTTCATGACTGGGACCAGTGGCGTGAAGATAATCCTGATTGGTTGAGGGATTATTCTGACCCATCTACCATGCCTGGTGTAGGTGAGGTTGGTGAATGGAAAGATAAACTTCTTAATAAGAATCCTGGATGGGGAGAAGTCCTCAAGAAAGCAGAAAAATCTGGGGGAATTAATGCAAGATTAGCAAAAAGAAATATCGGTACAACACAAGGATTGGGGGACTATTAGTATGCCTAAAAAGAAAAAGACTGATGATCCCATTGGAGTGGGTCTGACGGCTAAACAAATGAGACGGAAGAAACCTATCAATGCAGATCTACTTGTAGACATTGATCCTCTTACTGCTAATCAAGAGAAATTTTTTGAAGAGTATGATTCAGGTAAACATTTGTTTGCTTATGGATGTGCTGGTACAGGTAAAACATTCATTGCATTGTATAAAGCACTTAAAGAAGTTCTTGATTTAGATACACCATACGAAAAGATTTACATCGTTCGTTCTCTTGTATCTACACGTGAGATTGGTTTCTTACCAGGAGATCATGAGGATAAATCTTATCTCTTTCAGGTTCCATACAAGAAGATGGTAAAGTATATGTTTCAGATGCCAACTGATACAGACTTTGAAATGTTGTATGGTAAACTTAAAGAGCAAGAGACTATGACGTTCTGGAGTACCTCATTCATTAGAGGTACAACACTTGATAATTCTATTGTTATAGTTGATGAATGTCAGAACTTGAATTTTCACGAGTTAGATAGTATAATAACAAGAGTAGGAGATAATTCTAAAATTATCTTCTGTGGTGACGGAGTTCAAACTGATCTTCGTAACAACCATGAACGTTCTGGCCTTGGTGAATTTATGAAAGTTATTTCTATGATGGAATCGTTTGCGTCAATTGAATTTAATATTGATGACATCGTTCGTTCTGGATTGGTTAAGGAATATATCTTAGCCAAGAATGCATTGGGGATGTTATGATCTTTGAGCATTGTAATTATCTTGGTGACATTGAATTAGAAAAGAAAGAAACACCTGGTTGTAGACTGTATCAAGTCCCCAACGGTGAGTGGGTTCCTTCTATTACTTCAGTAACATCTTTCTACAATCGACACATCTTTACCAAATGGCGTAAGCGTGTTGGTGAGGAAGAAGCAAATCGAATTACTAAGAAAGCAACTACTCGTGGTACTGATTACCATGAGGCAGCACAGGCTTACTTAGAGAATAAAGAATTGGATTGGAATAACTTCCTTCCTGCTACACAATTTATGTTCCATCATGCTAAACCTTACCTTGATAAGATTCAAAATGTTCATGCAATCGAGCGTACTCTCTACTCAGAGTATCTTGGCATTGCTGGTCGTGTTGATTGCATTGCTGAATATGAAGGCGAACTAGCAGTCATTGACTTTAAAACATCTGAAAAGATTAAACCTGAGAAGTGGTTGGAAAACTATTTCGTACAAGAAACTGCATATGCCTGCATGTATTATGAGTTAACAGGTATACCTGTTAAGAAACTTATTACTATGATGGTTACACCTGGTGGTGACATAAAAATATTTGACAAACGCAACAAAGACGAGTATATTAAGCTACTAGTTAAGTATATAAAGAAATTTGTCTCCTCTAATCTCAAATCTCATGGTAATGGATAAAGAACTAAACGCAGTGTTGGAGAAGAAGTTTCTTTGTCCATCCAAATTTGCACAGGATATAGAAAAGTTAGTGCAACAAAATGATTCACTCAATTACATTGAAGCAATCATAGTATATTGTGATGAGAATACAATTGAACTTGAGTCCGTACCTAAATTATTATCTAAACCTCTGAAAGAAAAGTTAAAGTACACAGCACAGGAGTTAAACTTTTTAAAACGTACATCTCGTGCGAAATTGCCGATTTAGTTTCATAAAAGACCCAAAAAAAATCCTGCCAATTTTTCCCCCTATTACTTTTTTAAATGGAAGACGATCATTTGCCAGACCATATCAATAATCTTTGGGAGGATATGGATCGTCTCAATGCATTATATGAAGAACTTATGTGGGAACATGATGTTGAGTTAGAGTTTAAAGCAGACTACGAAAACAATCGGATTATTATCAAACCATTACCTGGATGATGCCCTTTGAAACATATAAAACTTATCTTGCAATGAAGCAACACTTCACTAGAGATAAGTATGATTACCATAAGTATTGTGGTCGTTCTCGTGCTTCCTTAAATGCATTTCATAAGCGGAAGGACAGATACTTCTTTGAGAAGATGGCTAGAGCACATCCAGACAAAGAGATAGAAGATTTTTTTGTAGCAAACTTTGTATCATGTAAAGATCCAGAGACACTATGGATAGGAGAGATTATAAGAGAGGGAGATAATAATTTTAGGCAGTGGCAGAAGAAAGTTCAGTCACTGTCTTATGTTTTTAAAGAAGATACCACTGCATTATTTGGGGATAATAAGGTGGATGATGTCTTTGATTGTAGTAGTGGACACCCTCCAATATTAAAAAGTTATCTTGGTGGGTTTACAAGTTTGGAAACTTTGGTAATATGTGATAGAATACTTGGGTACGTTAAGAACTTCGATAAGAAGTTGAAAGATCCAGTGTGGGAAACCGTCAGTAGACGGATTAAAAAGTACACACCTTTCCTAAATATTAATGTACACCGTTACAAAAAAGTTCTAAAAGAGGTTGTTATTCATGGCCATGACTAATGATGAAGTACTTAAAAATTTAAAAGAGCAACTGGTTACTGTCAGTGAGACTCGTCTTAAACTTTTAGGTGCTATTGATGTTCTTGAACAAATTCAAGAGAGTCAAAATGAAACTGAAACTCAAACAGAAACAATTGAGGAGGAAGAAAGAAATTGACGTTTTTTGATTCAGATGTTGTCCGTAAGGAGATGACAGACATTCAAGAACTCGTCT